GAACTGTTGTTGTCAGTGCAGTGTTACTAGATGCTGAACCAGCAGTTAGTTGTCTAGCTGTAGAAGGTTCACCTAATATCTCTACCTGAGCGTCTTTGTATTTACTTGGGTATGCCATTGTTTTTTTTTAATTAATATTTAATACAAGCTAATAAAGCTACGTTTCTTGGTCTTGTTTGTGTATTTACTCTTCCTGTTTGGTTTTTTGTAGACATATGTTGACCTGAACCACTGGCGGTAGAAGTAGCATCATAAGAAAAAGTACCACCACTATTTTGGTATCCACCTTGACTGGGTATCATGTCATCACCACCAAATTGGTGTTCGTGGTTTTGTACAGCATCCATTTGAAAAGAGTTCAGTGCTCTACCTACGTCAATATTTCTGCCATCATCCCATGCTCTAATAAATTCTCCTCTTAAGTCAGGAATTGTACCTCCTATTATTGAGTAAAGAGTAGAAGTATCAACAGTTCCTATCGCAGTGTTATCTATGTAATTCCCACTAATAGTAGTATTACCATTGTTAATAGTCTGTCCGTTACATTTCAAATAACCAACAGGTGGTCGCTCACCTAAAAACCAAATAACTGTACCAACTGGATTACTGAAATGTGTTTGCAAAGCTGCAAGTAATGCACTATTTAGTTTGGCTTGAGTCACAACTCCATTAGCAATAGTTAAAGCTGTTGATCCTGTTACATCACCTGTGTGAGTTGCGTTAGTTACTTTTGCTGTGTTAGCAGCTATTGTTGAGTTTATTGAATTAGCTAGTTTATCTGTTGTAATTGCATCGTCAGCTATCTTACCTGTCGTAACATTTAAATCTTTAATCTTATTTGTTTCGACTGCATCTGTAGCTAAATCTATTGCTTGAATAGTTAGGTTTTTTATATTTGCACTATCAATTTGTATAGCTGAACTAGCATCACCTAACGCTAAAGCATTTATTGAATCTCTATTTTCTTGTGCTAAATAAATATTTTGTTGATTACAACTATTTAAATCAGAAGCTTTAATAGCTGATCCAACTTGGAAGTCATGGGTAGGAGATGTAGAAGTAGTTCCTCTAGATATCCTTATAGTTCCAGAACCTCTAGCAGTACTAGATGTAAATTTTATATAGGGATTATTACCAGCATCAGCTGTCCAATTTTCAACAGTGTAATGAGTTGTTATTGTTTTAGGTTCGCCGCCAACTGTAACGGTTATATCATTCGCAGATAAAGATGGAAAACTAAAGGAATATCCTAACGGTTGTCCAGTGACATCTCCAGTTGTGGCTGTATGTATTTTGTATGAAAGTGTCATTTATCTGTACATGTTTAGTATTTCACTTTGTGCTGGTTCAAACTCTGTAGTTCTATTAAGAGTCTGAATCATGTTTATTTTCTTTTGTTTCTCTTCTTCTATTAGTGCTTTTATTTGAGGATCTTTACTAATCTTTGCCCATGCTATTTTTTTAGCTTCATCAAATAAATTCTTGATTTTTTTGTTATGAAAATAAGAAAGCATAGGATCTTTTTCTCTTAAACCAGCATTAAGATCAGCATTCATTTCTCTTAAAGAATTGAGAATTTTAGGATCTTTAGCAAGTTTGTCTAATTTAGCTTCTATATTCTGATCTCCTATTGCCTTTTGATATGCAGATCTAATTACAGGTAAATCACTTAAATCTAATGAGCCATCTGGGGCGGAGTATGTTGATGTTCTTAAGTCATATTTACTTTCAAACAATAATTTCCTGCCAGGTCCCTGATCTAAGTTCACAGTAAAAGGCATGAACATATTAAACATACGAGTAGGGAAGTCCCAGTCTCTTATAGGTTTACCGTTGAGCATGTCGTACTTAGTAGGTATACCACCATCAACAGCTAATCCTTCAGTAATTAAGTTTCTATTTCTAATAGCATCTTGCCAACCACTATTTAATTCCTTCATGTGTGGGTTAAATAGTTTACCTAATTCATTTCTTAAAGATGATAAAGGTACTTGGTTGTTAATAAGACTTGCAATTATCTTTTCCTGTGAACCCTGTTGCTCAGGTGCAAATAGTTCAACAAACTGTTGTATTCCAGCTAAATAAGATTTACTTGTTATACCTTGAGCTATAACCATCATTACTTTTTGAAACTGTTGTTCAGTCCATTGCTCACCCATCAACTCAAAATGATCACCGATATCAGCAACACTTGAAAGTATTAAATTAAATGGTTCAAAGGCATCATATCCAACTTGTACTCCACCAAGAGTAATTGTTCTAGGTTTCCAGCCACCATCAATCCATGTCTGTCTCATCCTACGATCTGTAGGACCATTACCTTGTAGATTTCCACTTACATAAGCTTGAATAGCTAGACTTAAAACACCAGCACCTATAGCTAATCTTCCAGTCTGTAGTGCTTGAGCATTAGCTAATTCGTCTGCTGTTTCAATACCATATTTAAGTACACCTCTAAGATCATCTGGTTTGGCAAAAGCTATATCATTAAACTCTTTAACAAAGAAATTAAATCCTGGCGTATGTTTTGCTGTTAGTGCTAATCCGTTTACACCTGTTCTTGCAAACAAGAAAAATGGTTTAGCCCATGGAACTGATTCAAAAACACTATTTAAACCTTTTGCAAATCCAGTAAGGTCTGTCGTTAAAGTAGCTTCTTTCTTTGCATATAAAGTTGCAGCATCAGTGATGTTTCCATCTTGGTCCATAATTGTACTTAAGAACCTGTTCTCTGCATTTTTCAACATATCTGGAGTTACATCATAATCTAGACCAAACTGATCCATTGCTTCACGCATAGCTTTTTCTTTAGCTTTAGCTCTTGCCATGATGTAACCAAAAGCATCATCAGTAGCTGCCATGATCTTTGTTGAATAAGTTAAAAACTTATTGTCATTCATAGCTCTTGCTGAGTTAGCTACATAGAAAGCAAACTTATCTCCTAAATTAGCTTCATCACTATTCTCAATCCAGTTACCTAAAACTTTCCAAGTTTCATCACGTTTAGTAGTTTCGTTGAATCTTGATTTTATTGTTGAAATATCTCCTGACCAGTAAGCATTCAGATTCCTTTTAAATAATTTAAAAGATTCTGGTATTGCTTCAAACATTGCATTCATAGATGCTAATGCAGCTCTACGTGTAGCAACATTACCTCTTAAAGTTGCACCTAAATATGTAGCCATAGGACGCATAAAGGTAGCTGAACTTGTACCCATGATTGCTCTAGCAGATGTTTTAGGTCCACTAAGAACACTGTTAACCATTACTGCCTGTAGTTCTTTTACAAGTAATCCTGATTTAGTCTTACCGTCAAAACCACCAGCACTAAGAGTCTTTCTAGCCCATTCACTAAAGTCAGTGAGGTTGTGTATGTCATCAGACATAGAAACAACTTCGTGAATAGCACGGAATAAACTGTCATCCGCATCATCACCAGCTATTTTCATAGCTAGACCCATTGCATCTTTTACTTCAACTATGTAATCATTAACTTCACGCTTTATTTGTCTTGCACCTAGTCCAGCAAATTCATCAGAAAGAGTCATTTTTTGCAGTTTAATTTGTGTTAAACCAGCAATGATTTTTTCATACATAGCTTTAGCTGGACCATCGACATCAGCTACATCGGCAATATCAAATAGTTCTCTACTAGCTATACCCATATCTCTAATTTCTCTCATAAGAGAACCAACTACTAGGTCAGCTGCTACAACATTTTTAGCTTTCCAAACGTCCCTACCTTCTATTCGGTTCATATCAAGATTAAACTCTTGCCAGAACTCTTCAGTAGATACGTCAGAAGTATTCCTACCTTCAATTATTTCTCTAGCTTTATTAGCTGCATAAGTATATTTTTCTGCAAGAGTTGTACCTTTTTGTTTGGCAAGTTTGATTTCAACTTGGATTCTTGCATCAGACATAAAGTCTTCAAGAACTCTAGCTACTTCTTTCTCTGCCATCTCTGCACTCATTGCAGTTCTTTCTAGCTGAACTGGTGTATGTAAAGAATCAGTAGAACCATGCTCGGAACCCCAATCAGTTTCTATTCTTCTTCTTTGCATTGCTACGTCATACGCTTTACCAGTAGATGTAGGAGCTGCTTGCCATGAGTCTGCTAGTGGTTTGTTTTTATAACCACCAAACTTTCCTCTTTTAGATACGGCTTGTAATCTAGCTTTCTCTGCTATTTGTGCATTGACATTCTGTTCTCTCGCTACAGCTTTCTGTACTGCATCTTGCACACCATCTTCTACAACCGCACCACTAGGTAACTGATTAGATTCAGGTATAGGTGTTAGTTTGCCATCTTTACCTCTTATCCTTTTTACACCCTTACCTAAGACGATACTTAAACCATCAAATATCGCACCAATACCCATACCTTCTACAACATTCTTAAATGTTTTCATAGCAGGGTGATCTTCTTCTTTTGTAGATAGAGGTGTATCTATAAAGTTGTAACGATCTCTTAGTATCGCTAAACCATTATCTTCTTGTGAATATTTGGAAACAACATCAGATGCAGCTCCAATAAGTGCACCTTTTCCTATTGAACCTAAACCAGCAGTAAGGGCAGCTACACCAGTTGCCTTAGCAACAGGAATAATAGCAGCAGCCATAGTACCGAAATGGACAAGTCCACGGATAGCACTTCCCCACCAAGTCTTAGTTTCTATTGGGTTTGAATCGTCTACAAACCAGTCGTCCCATTCAGCTCCATAACCTTCTTCAGTAGCTTGTTCTTCTACCATCTCTCCACTGAACATATCAATGGCTCTTTCAGGTAAGGTTACAGCTGAAGATGCAGTATCTTGCAAACCTCCGCCAACAGCTGATTTTAGTTCTTTAACTACTCCTCGAAGACCTCCTCCACCTTCTTTGTTTCTGGGATCTTCTTTTTCAGCTAAAGTTTGTTCTTCTTGTTTTTGTAATTCAACAGCTTGTTGCTCCCTTAGAAGTCGCTGTTGTTCTTGTTCTTCTATGTATTGACTGGTCTCAGCAGCAGCATCAAGTGCATCTTGGACATCAATACTATTAGGATCGAATCCTGAGTACATTTGATTACCTTAGTAATTTAAAATTTTCGTCTAATTAGATCTTTATCTAGATATTCTTCTATGTTTCCTATATATGGTTCCTTGTTAGTAGCAAAGAAACCTCTTTGTTGCCACATATCACCATCCCAAACTATGTAAGTTCCATTTTCAAGAGTTTGCCAATCACCTTTTTGTGGTTTCAGTTCACCCAGTTGAGGAGTTACATAACCAGCATCTTTAAGTTTTTTGTCAAGCTTTTTAATTTGATCTTGCTTAACTTCTTCTAATAAAAACTCAACATCGTCATAAGTTATCTCACCATCTTTTTGATATTCCTTAAGTAAAGCACGAGCTACTCGACCATGTGTTGGGTGATGCTTTAACAGCTGTTGTACATCAGGGTCTAACTTTTCAACTTCTTTAGTAACAGGATCTTTCTCAACTTTATTTCCAGCAGCTTCCATTTGTGCATACATCAAATCATGTGGTGACATTGTTTTGTATTTACTTGCAATGTCTTTATACATCTTTGGAATAGTATTTGGATTTTCAATTGCTTCTTTTAAAGCTTCTTCAGTTCCAGGAATTACAGCACTAGAAATAATATTTCTATTTGCAGCAATAGCTGTATGTGCTAGTTCAATATTTAATGCGTATCTATTTTCGGGATCAATAGCCCTTTCAGCATCATGGTCTCCATTTAATATTTCTGCTTTTACATCTGCTAAAGCTCTATCATGTATTTTTAATGGTGTACTTTCCTTATCGCTGTAATGTTCATATCGTTCTAAATATCTAAGTCCTGCATTATCTCTAGTTATTCTCCATTGATCTGATTTATCGTTACTTGCAGTGGTTTCTTTTAACCATTTACTTGTAATAGTATCAAGTCTTCCATTAGCCATGCTTTTAATATCTTGAGGTATTGCCCATTGGTCACTGCTTTGCTGTAAAGGTCTCCAATATCTAATCTTATCTGGATCTTGTAAACCTATTAAATCTTCCTCATATATTGGTATCTTGTTTGCATACTTGTAAGACAATCTATCCACTACATCTTCTTCTACTTGGTCTTCTACAGACAAAGCTGTTTTATATTCTTCAGGTAATGGATGAACACTATTAGCTCTCCATTCTTTTATTTTTTTTTTAATTTCAGCTTCAGTAAATCTTCTACCTTCATTCTTTAATAGCTCGGCTTCTTCACGTTTAAAAGCTATATCAGCTGATTTCCTATCTGTTTCTACTTTTTGTTCATGCTTTTCTACAATTTCTTTTTGCTTACTATAAATAAAATCATCATACTCTTGTAATTGTTGCTCATTCAGTATTTTTTCAAGTTCAGTAAGCTTACCTGTACCTTTATGAATAGTTGGTTCTTTTTTTAAAATTTCTACAATTTCAGGTGGGATATCTTTTTCTGTTAAGGCAACATCAAAAACAAATTTAGTAACTCCGTTTAAATCATCAGGAAAATATCCTCTATTTTCATCTTTAAACTCTGCCACTTTAGCGTGTATTTCTTCTGGATTACCACGTAATATTAATGACAAATTAGCCCGCATATTTTTAAACCTGTCGGTATAAATTTGCTTTTGTATATCTTGATTACCTTTATTAAGTTTTTCTCTTCCAAAAGCATTAATGTCTTTTGCAACAAACTTGTTATATGTTCTTTCATTAATATCACGCTCAGCAGCAACTAATTTAATTCGTTTATTAAATTCTTTAAAAACACGTTGTTTAGCTTGTAAAGTTGTAGCTTCATTAAACTTTTTATCAAATCCAAATTTTGCCCATAAGATTGGTGCTTTAGCTACTAAAGCTCTTCCATAGTCTCTTTTCCCTATTGAGATATGTCCTGTTCCAAATTTCTGTTCTTGTGCAATATCGGTGTCATTATTTTTTAAAGCTTCAAATTCAATTTTAGTTTCTACACCCTTAAGTTTTGAAGCTAATTCAAATGCACTGTCTACGGTTGGATTAAAATCCTGATCAACTGCTTGTAAAGCTTCTGAAGTAGGTCCTTCACTTTCTGCTTCTGCCCACTTATTTGCTTCAGCTAATTTAAAAGTTTTAGCAGCAGTAGTAGAGAAATCTATTAGTGATTCAAATACTTGTAGTGGAACAGCAGCGTTTTGTAATCTACGCCTATCATTGTCCCTCTCCATTTGTTCAGCTTTTGCAAGACTGGCATTAATTTTTGAAAATGATTGTTCTAGTATTGAACTGTAATCAGGTGCTGGTATAAAACTGTTTGTCATAATTATCCTAATACGTCAAATCCTGTAGGTCCAAGACCTGTAATTACTTTTGAACCAATAGATAAAGCATCCATAAACACAGCTGCACCTACACTCTGCATAACAGGTTGTGGTGGTTCAACATCTGGTATAGGTTGGAAAGCAACTCCTGCGTACTGTTGATCTCTTCTACCAATCAATGCATTAACTGCTTTAGCAGCATCTCTATCAGCTTGGTTATCAGTTAATAAAATTTTTCTAGCAATTTTAGTGACATCTCGACCATAACTAGCAGCATCTAAAACACCTTGTCTTGCGACAGACCTTCCTGTTCTACCACTAGCTAATAACTCACTATATTTACTATTTTGTAAAAGATCAGCATATAAACCTTCATATTTTAATTCAGCTTCTTGCCTAATCTCATTCTTTTTTCTTTGTGCATCAGCATATTGATTTCCGATAGCAACTTGTGTGTTATCTAAATCCTGTTCATACTGATTTATTTTTGCATTATAAACAGCAAGTGATTGCATCCAGTTGGATTCACGCTGATTATTAGCTGCTTGATATTGTCTGCGAGCATTAGCATTAGCTGCTCTCGCTTGTGCTCCTAAACACACGGCAAAACTCCATAAAGGATAAATTATTAGGTCCGTGTTTTAATTCCCTTAAAAATTTGAACCCTAGGAATCTGAGTAGTTTTATATGAACTTTGTTTCGTTTATCAACGATGTTCCAAAGCAACTTCTCTTGTCTACTTTCCACATATCTTTTTGCTTCTCTAGCAAAAGTTAGTGGGTATTTATGAATAGCGGGTGTACATAGCATCCAGATTCTGCCATCTTCCTGTACTCCTGCTACTCCTGCTAAATCACCGTTGGGAACTGTGAAATACACGCTGTCACCTATTTGAGTACAACGAGGTATTGCCACTACAGGATCATGTCCATGACCCTCTTCTACTTCTCTACGGTCATCTGGTAAAAGATTGGAAGCTACAGCAAGTGCAGCCTCCATCGTGACTGGGTGAATAAATTTAGACACGTTTATAAAATGCGTTTGAATAATCTCCTTCCCAAGCCAATGAATAAAGTGTGGCTGGTGTTGGATGACTTGATTTAAGTGTTAATGTATAGTTTTTATTTCTCTCATACACAGGAAGTGTTACTTCTTGTTCTTCTGCTATAGCAAGTTCTCCTTCTACATAATCATCAGCAAAAGTAGATTCAAAAGTTTCGTTATAGTCAGCTTTACCTGTACGTTTTAATGTTGTTTCATATAAACCTAATGGTCCAAAGTTAAGCTTAACTCTATGTACAACTAAATTACTTTGTACATCAGATATAAATTTTTCACCTGATTGTTGAGTTACATAGAATTTAGGAAACTCAACTTCCATGTCATATAAATAACCAAGTAAAAAGGTTTGTCCAGACCAATCACCTTCAATTACAACTTTAGTACCATCACTTGAAATAGTAACAGCACTTGTACCATCTTCTTTTTTACCTATGTATTGACCAATATCATCTCCAGAATCTATATCATATGCAGCTAATAATTTAGCACTTGTAAAACCATCTGGTCTTGTAAATTCTGTTTTATTTGTTGATGCAGTGTAGGAGTTAGCAGGAGTAGTAACTGATTTAATATTATCTAAATAAACTTTATAAGTATTATCTCCTTCAGTAACTGACTCTGTAGCTTCACCACTTAATTTAAGATTAAATCTTTGCATTACATCTACACCGTTAGATCTAACAACTGCAAAAATAGCATCATCTAACATACATAAATGTTGTATATTTCCCGATAGTTCCCAAGTTATCCAAGACTGCATAATTCTTTTTTCACCAGAAGTGAAATACCTAAATCCATACAGACTGGTTGAATTTTTTTCAGCAAATACAATAAATGAATTTTCTCTACTGTTAGCTATAAGGTTTATATCTTTTGGAAATAATTTACTAATAACTTTGCTTTGTTCAAGTATTACCGGTTCACCTTCTCTCAAAACACTAGCCATTTCAAACATTCTGGTAAACTTACCAGCGTTATCTAGAAAAGCTATTGTTGTGCCAAGAGATATAGGATTTGTTTTGACATTAAAGTTATACGTAGATAATGCATTTATCTTGGCAGTAACTGGACTTAGTACATCACTATCAGTAGTCAACATAAACTGTTGATTTTTAGTAAATAGAACTAATCCTGTATTAACTTGTATGCCATCAAACACAGTTGCTGGATATTCTGAACTACAAGATAAATCAATTGGATCTTCAGCTGATGCAGCAATAGCAGACTTCGGCCAGAAATTAAAGAAATTTCCAGGTCTAGACATAATTACATTTTCATCACTTAGAAATACCAGTCGATTTCTAAAGAAAAGCATCTTGTTTATTGTTCTATTAACAGTAACCGTGTCTTCATCTTGTCCTGCGACAGTAGATATAAAACTTGGTTTAGGTGCAGTAAACTGATCTCCTACTCCACAGTCTTCATAATCAACTTGACCTAATGTAAATTGTGTAGCACTTGTTCTAACCAATTGAATTGGCATAGTGCTTTTGTCAAATGCAATTCTTCTTTCTGGTTTGTTGCATTCTTCCCAAACACCTTCTCCACTTAAACCATTATTAGCTAAAAATTTTAAATAATAATCATCTTCATCATTAGCACTATTACGTACCTTAACTACATAACCATGTTTACATTGCTTAGGTAAGTCAGCTACATCTTGAACAGCATTTGTAAGTACATTAAGTAATTCAGATACAGGTGTATTTATATTAAATGCTCCACCACTTGTAGCTTTGATATATATTCCATTACCTATTTGTTCTGTTTCAAAATTATTACCACTAACACCTGATGCAGATCCAGTAATTCCTTCTCTTAATTTACCAAGAATCATGTCTCCAGTAATAGCAGTCTCTCCATCAAATGGTGTAGGTGTTGGACGTATTGGCTTTTGGTTTGGTGATCTATTTGCTGCGATTTTTGAGGTACTAATTTCTTCTACATGAATTGTGTATTGTGTATTGTGATGTGAATTACGCATTCTTACACGTATCTTATCTCCCGCTTGCCAACCTTTTCCTCCGTGTAATAGATCAACTTTTACTGTGTATCTACACTCATAATCAGGTTCAGAACCTCCAGTAGTAGTTGGTTGTCCAGTAGTTGTAATTCTAAAAATTAAATCTTCACCACGATTTCCTATTTCATTGCTTCCATGTGAAGCGGAACTATCTGTAAAAAGAGCATCATATGAACTGCTGTCGTTATAACTTACAGCAAACAATTCAGTACCAACACTATTACAAGTACCTTGTTGATCTAAATCAAATTCAATTCGACTTCCATCAGAGTTAGTTGCACTCCCAGAAGCTGAATCACTTACATGAAAAGTTACTCCTAATCTAGTTGCAGTACTAACTTCAGCTAAAGTGTTAGAAGCAGTACTATCAAACAATTCCAAACCGTATTGACTAGCATATTTAACTTGCTTTAATTCAACAAATGCTTGATGAGGTTGTGCTGGCTCAATAGTAGAAGCCATTGCAGTTGGCTTAGTTCTGTTGTTTATAAAGGTAAAGTCATTAAGAGTTAGTGTTTGTATATCATCGTCATCTGTATGTTGTAGATAAGAAGTAATTGCAGCTGTGTCACCAACAACATTCATTTCTGATCCATCACTACATTTCCACATTCTTACTTTGCCATTATCAGCATGACCACTGCGTCTAATTATTTGCCCTATATACTGTTCATTCTCATCTCTGTAATAGCTAAACCATTTACCAGTAGTGTATGAGTTCTTAGTTCCATTACTTAATGATGCAACTAACTGACTTCCAGGACGCTTTTGTAATCCATGAGTTACATCAGGAAATACATTCTTTGCTGTAACAACTTGTCCTGGAATTTTTAATTCGTCAGGCTGTTGAGAAATACCACCATTAACCGAATTTATTTTTTGAGTGATACTTGTCATTAGCGTTGTAGTGCTCTAAAAGGTTCGTAAGATTGATAAGTTTGGTTATGACCTAAACCAAAATAAGAATGATCTCCTTGTGTACATTCATACTCCATACAACTAGCTCTGTTCATAGCTTCTTGTTGTTGTAGTAGTTGTACAAGTTGTGGATTATTAACTAACTGAGTAGCTGCTCTAACTGAAGCTCTTGAAATTATGTAGCGTTGAAATACTGAAGGTAGATCTTTAAATTCCCATAGGTAAACCACATCTAAATTAAATGGATCTGTAAATTCATATGTGTGATCGACTGTGTTATATAGATATGTCTGATCATCGGTAGGATCTGTGCGTCTAACTAAATCTTGTGTTCTAAATGTATAGTTATCATGAAGATCATATCTTAAAATATTGTTAGCTATTGGCACACGTTTGTTGCTGTTAATTGGTGCCGGTACATGTTTCTCAACATTAAATACCCAACCTTCATTTTGTACGTCCTTATTTACTTCAGTTAAAATATTAAATATAAATCCTAGTTCAGGGTTTTGATAGTTTAATTCTGTTACTGGACTTTGACCGATAGCTCCCAGTATTGAGTTCACTGCGGATAGGTTTGTATCGGTGTCAATTGTTGTGGGAGTTGTCATAAAAAAAAAGGGACCCTAAGGTCCCGTATAAAAGTATAAATTAGAATGCAGCGTCAGCAGAGTTAGTTGTGTGTAACTCGACAGCAGCAGCAGGGTTAAGGTAATCAGCACCCATTGCTAAACGACCAAGGATTATGTCACCTTGATACATTACGGATACGTCACCATTTGTTACCTGTACTTGAGGTCCGATAGCTTCAACAACAGCAGCAGCCTCACGTTGGAAAATTAATCCACATGATTTTGCAAATGAAGTTGCGTTACCATAGTTATTATTAATACCTTGTACTGAAGATCTACCATCTTCTGTAGAAACGCCAACGAAAGAACCGTTTGTTGTAGTAGTACCATACTTACCAAGGAATGGAACATTCATTGATTTAAAGATTTTGATACCAGCTATCTCAACGATACCTTGACCAGACTGTAGAGCTGTACCTTGTACGTCTCTGTTTACTAATGCATTATTTCCGATGTCTTGGATAAGTGCATAGTATTGAGCAGGAGCGATAACTGCCACTCTACCTTCTCCACTTACACCCTTCTCATCAAGAAGTTGTGCAGCATCATAGAAAGCATTCTTCAATTTGACAGAATCTGTTGCATCAGCAGCTGAGCCTGTACCAGTACCAACTTGTACTTGTGCTCCGCCGGGTTCTACTTTGTTTGTAGCAGATATTGGATGTGCTTTTCTAGCTCCACGTGCAATAGCACGGAAGATTAATCTGTCATATTTTTCTGCGAGAGCATATCCAATCTTCTTGGAAATTTCTCCTCTCAATTCGTAGTGAGCAAGTGTCTCATCTAGGTCATACACGAATGCAGAACTAATGAGTAGGTCGTCCATAACAATAGTTTTTTCAGCTACTGGAGGGTTGTTACTACCAAGGATTGGAGTTCCTGGAGTATGGTACTCAGCATCCATACGACCTGTGTAGATGAACTGAAGACTCTTACCGTTCTTCAATGTTCTCTTCATCACAAGGTCTCTAGCTATTGTGTTGTGCTGGAAGCCTTTAAACAGCTCACCCGAAAATAATTTTAAATAGGTAGCATACTTAGTATCGTACGCAGTGTTCAACGCCAAAGGAGTTGTACTGGTATTGTTAACGCTACCTAAACTTGTAACTAAAGTATTAGCCATTATTTTAGGTTAAATGTAAGGGTATATTTACTTGTCTCTTCACGTGAAAAGTTGTGAGTCTTAATTGGACTCATTAATATTTGTGGTCTATCCCACCGTCTAGACGGCTGATGAGTATCCGCGTACGGGTCAAAAGCCAAATTGATAAGGGAGGACTTGCACCTCCCAGTCGGCTTACCGATTATCTTTTTGTGTATGTGATGCCACGATACTTAAGTAAAGTTTCTCTTTTGAAATCTTTCTGCTCTTTAAGTCGAGCTTGCAATTCTACTTGAGTCATAATTCACCTCAGTACCACAACCCCGTTCCATGCTGTGGTTTCATGCGTCCCTAATAAGGGATGAACGGACGGGACATTGATTAGGTAAGTTGTTCCAATGCCGCATGACACCGGAACATATAAATAGATTAGTTATTAATGTTAAATATAAAACAAATTTTTCAACCAATTTCTGGAGCTGTTAATGCAATGTTTGTAGACTCAGCAGATGCTAAATCGAGTGGGAAGTTGTGAGCGTTACGCTCGTGCATAACCTCAAAACCAAGGTTAGCTCTGTTAACTACATCAGCCCATGTTGGTACTACCTTTCCATTACTATCTACTATTGACTGGTTAAAGTTAAATCCATTTAGGTTGAATGCCATTGTGCATATACCCATAGATGTCAGCCATATGCCAACAACCGGCCAAGTAGCAAGAAAGAAATGAAGAGAACGAGAGTTATTGAAAGACGCATATTGAAATATCAATCTCCCAAAGTACCCGTGTGCAGCGACAATATTATATGTCTCTTCATCTTGCCCAAATTTATAGCCATAATTCTGCGAGACCTCCTCTGACGTTTCGGCAATAAGTGAGGAAGTAACAAGACTTCCGTGCATAGCAGAGAAAAGAGATCCACCGAATACCCCAGCAACACCAGCCATATGGAATGGGTGCATGAGTATATTATGTTCTGCTTGGAATACGAACATAAAGTTAAAAGTACCAGAGATACCAAGAGGCATACCATCACTGAAACTCCCCTGTCCGAAAGGGTAAACCAAGAACACTGCGAGAGCTGCTGATAGTGGTGCTGTATATGCTACAAATATCCATGGTCTCATTCCTAGTCTGTATGAAAGTTCCCACTGTCTACCAGCGTAGGCTGCTACTCCAATTAAGAAGTGAAAGACAATGAGTTGATATGGTCCGCCATTGTATAGCCACTCGTCCAAAGTGCCGGCTTCCCAGATCGGGTAAAAGTGCAGTCCAATTGCATTGGAGCTAGGGACTACTGCTCCTGAAATAATATTGTTTCCATAGATTAAAGAACCGGAAACTGGTTCACGTATGCCATCTATATCTACAGGCGGTGCTGCGATGAAGGCGAGTATAAAGCATGTAGTTGCAGCTAGTAAGCAAGGGATCATCAACACACCAAACCAACCTACATATAGGCGGTTCTCTGTGCTAGTAACCCACTCGCAGAACTTCTGCCAATTTGATTGTGTGCTTTCTCTTGATACTGAGATTGCTGCCATTTAAAAAATTCCTGGTATTATTTGTCCTGTTGTTACGTAGGCTCCTAGAGCTGCTACGAAGCCAAGCATTGCTGCCCAGCCATTAAATCTTTCTGCTTCTGGTGACATTAGTTTTTGTTTTGGTAAAAGTCGTATAGGGGGTTCGTACGCATACTCGTTATTGAGTAGCGTATCGAGGTCTTTAGTTTTCATTTTTTAGGTGGTCTACCTTTTTTAGTACCGTAAGTACCTTTTCCTTTTGGCATGATTAAAATTGTAAATCTGATCTTTCAAGTTTTGCTACAACGTCAGCTCTATAAGCTGGGTCATTGTCGTAGCGAGGATCAGCCATAGCAGCTACTAATTGAGCTTGGCTTCTAAATACATCAGAGGTACTTGTATTTTTACCCGTCAGCATTCGACCCTCGTATCCATTGGAGTTGTCATACTTAGCTTTTAAACCAGCTACTGCTAGTTCAATGACATTAGGATCTCCAGTGGAGACCACTTTGTCAAAGCTAGATATTTCAGATTGGTTTAAATTTGTTGCTGCCCATTCAGTTACTTTTTTATATTCAGATTCACCACCAACACTTTGTGTTATACGATCTATATCTTTTTGGGCTAGATCTGCCTCAGCTTGTTGTTGTACTTCAGGTGAGTTCTGAATGCTTTGTAGGTATGCACTTATTAATTGTTTACTGTCGAGTTGAGAGAATTTTTCTATTGTCTCTGGTGACAATTGATTATCATTTTTATAGAACTCAGCAGATGCCTCGTTGATTAAATCTAATGCAGGGTTATCTGATTCTGTTTCTTCTTCAGTTGTCTCCTCTTCAGTAGTCTCTTCTGCTTCTGCTTTAGGTTCTTGATCTCCTAATTTTTTTTGAAGTTCTACATATGCTTTCTCTAAATCTTCAGCATTTTTATATTTACCAGCTAATAATTCCTGCTGTTCCTGTTGTAATTCTTCTCCTACTTTTAAAGAATCTTGTTCTTCTTTAGTAAGTTCACCAGTATTTTCAGGTGCATCATTAACTGTTAATGTGTCAGCCATATTATTCTATTGGTTGTTCAGGTGGTTCTCCAGTTGCTGCTTCAGCTACTGAAGGGTTTTTAGTAGGGTCCATAAGTGGTGTCCCTGCAAGCTGACCAGCTTGGTCAACTAATGATTGTTGTGTTTGTTGTTGTTGAGCTGCTTGCTTCTCTTGCATAAGCTGTTGCTCAGTCTTAACTAAGTTCAAAACATCTATACCTTGAGCAGCTGCCAATCTCTTGATAGCTTCTGTTGGATTGATGAATTGCATTAATGCTTCAGGACCTAATGTCTGTGCAATAGTTCCTATAAATGCAGTCAAGCTTTCTCTATCCTGACCACGACCAAGAGCATTAACTCCTGCTACTATCTGTGGTCTAACTAAATCTTTAGGTATGCTTGGTATCTCTTTATTTCTCTGTAAAACTAACAAAGTTCTATTGAGATAAGGTACTAAGAACTCAACTGTAAGTAAACTGAATAGTCCACCTAGCTGTTGTTCTAATTCCAACTGAGTAAGGCGTACCTCCTCAGCAGTTACTCTCTCAGCATTTCTTATATTCATAACTAAGAACGCTTCAAGTAATCTTTTTTCTATAGCTTGCGCCATGTTTGCAGCCGTAGCAAAGTCAGCTGTCTTACCAACTTGTACTACCTGTACATCTTCAGCTCTTCCTTGAACGATTGCACCATTACCAGCTTGTGCAATGGTTGCTGGTTTAGTTGTACTGGAAGGTGAGACAAGAAATATAACTTTGGCAGCAGCACTAGCTCCTTCAACAAGAGCTTGTGATAAACCTTCTAAAGATTTAAGGTCGCCAAGAAATTCTTCTACTCTACCTCTTCCATAATCTTCACCATCAACTGTATTAAATCGTAGGACCAACCACGGACTAGCATTCTTTGGTGCTGTACTACGGCTATTAGGTAAGATTTTTCCATCTACTTCCTGGTGCCAGATCCAGCGTCCACTCTTACTATCTAGTCGGACATGGGTATACACCTCTACATCGTTAGATCCTGAGCTTTTATTATCATCCACCACTGTTGATGGATCAGGTTCAGGTAACTCAATACCTAATACCTTTTTATCTATAAGTTCTTTTGTAAGTATTTCTACTACGTTACCATTACCATCTCTATTAACTACAAACCTATTCAATGGATAGTTTTTAAGACCATCCTTACTCATAAATATAAGAGCATTACCGCCAACAATTAAATGTTTAAGTGCTTGATGAATAACTACACGGTCACTAGAAGCTGCGATGTAATCCATTATCATTCTTTCCATTTTGGAAAATGATAAATCTAATTCACTTCTAATTTCAGGTGGTAACTCTTCTCCTATCTTGTCATCTCTAATTTGTAATTTAAAAAATGTAGTCTGAGGAGGGAGCAAGGCAAGCATTAACTTTGCAGCTAATGTAACTACGCACTTAGCTCCCACACTCTGCCATGGAGTGACAAGTTTTTTATGATTAGGTCTAGTAGATAAATCGTCATCAATTAAATAAGGTAACGTGAGTTCTGAGCAATCTGTAGCAGTGTTTAAAAATTGGTTTCTATCACCGCTAAGTTTCTCATATAATTCACGTGCTGTATTCATTGATTTGGTGTCCCAGTAGTATCAGATCCAATATTTACTGAAGGGTCTAACTTAATTCTTAAAGAACCAGTTCCTTTAGTAAATGGATTTTTATCTTTTTTACTTTTTTTCCTTTTCACCTGTGGGTCCATATCAGTTCCAATCGGTTTAGGTGGTGGTGTTGGAGCTGGTGGAGCTGGAGGTGGTGGAGGAGATGGTGCTAATGGTGGTGGAGGTGGTGGTGATGATGGTCTGCTAAAAATACACATTAAATTTCCTCGTCCATAATGGATTTTATATATTCAATAACGCTGGCTTGACCAGCTCTGTACATTATTGTTTGTACATCTTCTTTAGGATGGATAGGTTTCCATCCAAAGTTTTCCTCAAGTCTTACTAGCAGCTTGTCTAACCTTTCGTTGTGAAGCTTAAGAGTATTGAGGGAGATTTGTGTTTGCATGTTCAAAGAAAGCTGGCATACGTGCAGCTTTGGTGGCATTAAATTCTGGTGCTCTACCTTCATACATCAAACGATCACTCGCATCGAGCCAAAATTTTTTGCTCAAATATTTATCGGAATGTGTCATCTGTAACGGTTGCATTATCCAGTTAATTGTTGCCTTCCTCAGTTTGTCTAAGGAAGGACTAGGAGTTAGTCCAAGTTCAGCACATACAAGGCTATTAGTAGCCACATGTATCTGCTCATCTCTTGATATATCTGCACTAACAGTTCTTAAACCAGCATCACCATTAAACCTAAAGAAAGGTAGGAGAACAAAAAATATTGCTCTTTCAATTACCAATGCTTTAAGTATGGTGTGATCTGGGTGGGCAATCCATGCTTCTTTAAGGCGCAGTGCCTCAGCTTCAGCTTCATCATCTACGCCTATGGCGTTAGCGATATATCCAAGAGCTAAGTCATGGTTGTCTTCATCCTTTATGTTTGATTCCAAAAGCGTTCTACTTTTCTCAGGAATCTCAGAGAGTGAATCAGATACAAACGCGCCAACTGGACATTCCATGTTGCGTACAGCGAGAGCACGGTACACCGTTTCTTCTGCGCCATATTTAAGTTTTCCTTTGGTGGTTTGGACCGGTGTCCATTTTCTTTTTCTGCTTAATAATTTTTCGTAGGGGTTCATTGTTGACAGTCACAAGCTATTTCATCAGGTTTGTTGCTCATTATTTCTGCCAAGTAATCATCAACTTCGGATTGATCTAGTGCAGCATATGCATCAGACTTATCTTGAGTGTCGCCCATTACTTGTAGAGAATAATAGAGCGAAGTCTGTGGACTCGAAAGCCACTCTTCGATAAATGCTTCATCGTAAGTCACCATGTCGCTCCAAGAATTGAAGCTATAGCCATGAAGCAATCCAGTTCTATCTAGCATGATCATTATTTGATCTGCTACTTTTTTATATGTCTCCCATCCAACCTCGGATGCGATTTCTACGTTGCCATATTGAACTTGTTCTACCCCAAATGTACCTGAATCTCTATCAACTGTTCTTGATATAGGAGGTGCGATCTCAGGAGTTGCTGTAAAGCCATTGAGATCTCTACTTCTATAAGAACAACTAGCTGTCGGAGCTATGGCAAATGCTCTTTCCATCTTGTGTTCTTTAGCTATGTTGGCTGCTTCAATTACGCCCAAGTAAAGTTCACGAGCAGCCAGTCCCGCGTAACCTTCGTAGCTTCTGCCTTCATTGATGGCTTCCAAAGCTTCGCCAAACTGGGCGTAGGTAATCTTGTTATTTGCTAAGAAGTTGGCTAGACCTAAGAGTCCGAATCCAACTTGCCTGTCGATATCTGGCGCAAGATATTCTCCAGACTTGTCAATCCCTGTCCGACTATGGAGCTGGCACAAATCTGACATACCTTCACGCATACCTTCTCGTATGTCGCCGATACGACAGGCTGACATATTAAGGTGCTGTAAGAGGCACGTTCCGCGTGAGGGCAAGTAAACCTCAAGACAGACGTTTGAGTAGATTCTATTTCCTTGTTCATCATGTTTTATTTTGTTGAGCCAAATGTCTCCTTTGGCAATTCCTTTAATAACTGCTTTCTTAACTCTTGGTTCTGCATCAGCCCACCAGTCTTGGGTAAGGTCAACACATCTTTTAACCCATGGGAGTTCTTGTCTGGGGACTTGCACGAAGTCAATAATATTGGCGTGGTTAATATCAAGATGGAGAACACACGCACCATTACGGTACGTACCTCCGCGTCTAAGTATTTCATTTAATGTTGAATAGATTTTGGCAAATGAGACGGGTCCTGATGCAACGAGAGTATCAGTTCCCTTAATTGTTTTTGTTCCGCTGGGTCTAAGTTGCGACAGGTGGACTGCAACGCCTGCTCCATATCTGAGAGCATGCGATACAAATCTCCAGCTTGCTTCGATTCCATTGGGTCCTTCCATTGAATCTTCAACTACGAAGATTGTGCATGATACGGGCAGACGTGATGTTGGATTATCAATCCATGATTGGACTCGACCAGTCCGTGCGATTTTGTTAGCCATTAATGAGTGAATGTAAATTAGGTTTTTTATAGTTAGGTCCTTTTAATATCTTTCCGTCTTCTCTTAATATTGGTTTTCCATCTTCATCTAATTTTGATAGGTTGCTTTGATGAATAAGCTCTAAAGCTTGATCTAAATCCCATCCCATGTTCACTGCATATTGATAGCAGACATAAACAAGATCAGCTAACTCTTTGAGACACTCTTCTTTAAACTTGTTGTTGTCTCTAAACAACATACCCTCAGCTTCCATAAACTCTTGGTACTCCTCAGTAATTAAACTGGTTTGGTATTCTCTTACTGGTTTACTGTCAGAGTTTTGTATGTTGTACAGGGTTCTAAACTCTTTGGCTTGTTCTAAATTCGATCTCATTTTGTAAGTAGTGGACTGCTTTTTGTAAATCTTCTATGTCGTTATCTTTATGACCTGCTCTACATGTATATTTAATTACGTTTCCAAGGTGGAATCCGAGTCGTTGGTCTCTAATAAAATCCCAAACATTAATGGAACCTCGTTTGTAGTATGAGGGTCCTTGGTCGTTGGTGGTTTCGGCCATTTATCTATAAGGTTTTTAATACAATTTGATAAGACAAAAGCTTGCTCCTGTAATGCCATCATTACTATTGCAATGTCTTCTTTTCTTGTCTCTGGTTTAGCTAGTTGGATTTCAAGCTGACGTAGCTTCAGATCCTGCTCCATCGTCAATTCGGTAATCGGTTTTGGGGGTCCAGAGTATCGGTTCTTTTTTGTCATGGTCGTAATCGTCAGTAGTAAGTATGCGAGCAAGTTGTGCATTAACTAATGCATCTTTTTCAGTCATGTCTTTTTCTTCAAAAGTTTCTACCACTGCTTTCCATGTGTAGCCTTTTTGTTTGAAGATCTGTTCGGCACGTTTGATACCAATTCCTGGCACACCTGAGTAGCCATCTGTGTTGTCGCCAGCGAGTGTCTGTATTAGATGCCACTTAGCACCTTCTATAGGAGTAATCTCAACTGTCTCTTTAAAGTCATATAATTTTCCAGGAATCTGTCTCATATCTTTATCAGGTGAGACAATTATGTTGCCTTTGTACTTAGTTGCATAGATACCTAAAGTATCGTCTGCCTCTAAAGTATCCTTAATGATTACTTTGTACTCAAGCTTAAGGTTATTTATGACCCTTTTGAATCCACAGGGCTTTTTTCTCTGTCGATGACCTTTATATTCCGGTAAGATTTTTTTCCTAAAATTATTAGGGCTTGTAAAGAAGAGAATCATCTCATCAAACTCACCTAATTCTTTCTGTATTTTGTCTAATTCACGTTTTACGCATTTATATGCATCAGTAAAATTAGAAGTTACTACGATTAAATCTTCACCAAAATCAATCTCCGTTTCTGTCGATGCACAGCATTTATATACTATGTAATCGGCATCTATTAATAATTTCATAAACTAATGTACTTCTGCCCAATTCAGTCCAGTCTTTGACTCTGCTGCTATTGGACATCTTAAGTTGTAATATTCTCCTGCCAATCTTGCTGACTCTTCTAATATGCTAGACAATAT